CTCCAATCCGAATGCTTCCAGTGGCACTGGAACAACTTTCCCGACCAGCGTGGCCGATTGTTCACGGTCAACAACAACGCACCGAATGCCTATGCCGGCAGCGTGATGAAGGCCATGGGTGTGGTCGCAGGGGTCAGCGACATGATATGGCTCTCGCCAACCGGTGCGGTGATGCTGGAGTTCAAAGCCGAAAAAGGAAAGCAGTCCCTCTCGCAGAAGTGGTGGCAGTCAGTTGTTCAGGAGGCAGGCTACCGATACGAGGTCATCCGAAGCGTTGAGGATTTTCAGCGAGTGGTCGCAAGTGTGGAATAATTGTGTAGATTTGTTCCATGGCCCGACTGCTACTGCTGCTCCTGCTGACCGCTTGCACCAACGACCGCCCTTGGAAGGTGATTGAGGTACGAGCCAAGGGGGATGCCTGCGAATATGTCCTATCTCGCTCCAACGGATTTGGACCTCAAGTCAAGACCCTGACCGATTCGTGTGGGAGGTATCAACTTTTTCAAACTATACGCAATCGGATACAATGAATGATTAATTAACAATTTAAACAATAAAAAAATGGAAATACACATCCCAAGTGAAGAAAGATTAAGAGTAAGTACAAACGGTAAAAGAATGTTTGCCGATGTTAGTTCTGCTCCGCATCAAGAAAGTTTGACAATTGAATTTTACGCATTTGCCAAACAGATAATAATGGAAAAAGACAGGACTTTTAAAATGTTCATCTTTAATCAAGACCAAGATATAACAGATTTTGATTATGGATTTTGGAAGGATGGTAAAATTGTCTGGCAGTCTTTTTAGGGTTGCCGCTAACTCGCTCATTCGTGAACAAATCGTCAGCCTCTGGTCTTACCAAACCTCGACCAGCGTCAGCCTATAACCTTACCAACCAAACCCCAACCCCATGAAAACCACACCTATCGATTTCCGACGCTGGCAGATTCACATCCGCAAGGCTTGCGTCAACTGCAACCGACCCGACAAATCCGAAACCATCAAGCCTTGGTCCGTCAACTGGACCCTGCTCGGTCGCATCCTCCAAGCCAAAAACGCCTGACCATGGAATGGATTAAATGCTCCGAGCGTATGCCGGAACTTGGTGAACCCGTCCTGATTTTCACAACGGACATGAATCAATTTATGGGCTGGCTTGAGAACCGCCACCTTTGGTCCTACGAACACCAATCTTGGTTCCTAACCGAAGTAAGCCATTGGATGCCTCTACCCCCAAACCCGCTTTAGCCCAAACAAAATGAACCAAATAATCTTATTTATAACGGCTTTTGTGTTATACCTTTTATGGTTTGTAATTACCATAGCCTTAATCATTACTATTATTGGCTGGTATTTTTTAAGCATAATGGACGATTATGGTTGGTTTGATATTCCGAATCAAATTATAGACAAAACCATAAATCCTTAAACATAAAAGACCCAGCATGGACCTAATCTCACGAACCATACTCGGATATACCGCAGAGGTTGTCGGAGTCAGCCCGGACGACATCTTGAGCGAAGTCAAGACCCAAGAACTGGTCCTTGCTCGGTCAATCTTCGCAGACATCGCCTACTCGGAATACCTATACACCTACTGCCAAATCGGGCGAATCATTAAGAGGAACCACGCAACGGTCATGCATAACCTCGAAATCCTTGCCAAAAACATGAGAGCAAGGCCGGACATCAAGTTTCTGCGTACACAGGTTCTTAACAGGACACGGGATTTTTTGCAACATTAGCGAGAAGCCCCTCCATCTTTGCGTGAGTGAACGCAGAGAGCATCATCCTTGACCTTTATCGCAGCGGAGAAATCCGCAAGGCTTGCCTCACCATTACGGGGGGCAATCCGCTTTGGAAGGACCTCGAGCAAGAGGTCGTCCTGATTCTGCTCGAAAAAGACCCCGACAAGATTACCAAGATGCAGGTCCAAGGCTACCTGCGTTTTTACATCGTTCGGCTCATTATGAACCTGTATCGAGGGAACAACAACCAATTCGCCAAGAAGTACCGCCATCACGACGAGAGGGTCGAAGTGGATCCCGAAACCCAAGAACTGGGCAAGGACTACGACTCCCTGCTCGATGACCTTTGGGCTATTGCCCAGCAAGAAATGGACTCTTGGGCCAAGGACGGAGCGTTCCCGTACGACAAAGAACTGCTGAACCTGCTCATGCAGACAGGCAACATGAAGGCCATGTCCCGTGAAACGGGCATCCCGTACAGGTCAATAATCTACTCCATCGAACAGGCCAAGGCCAAAATCAAAACCGCAATCGAAGCAAATGGATATACTGGTTTTTCCAATCCTGATTAGTGCACTCGCTACCCTTGCGGTCGTGGAGTTCCGGGTGCTGCCGGGATGGTTCTATGCTTTGCCATTCGCCAAGCGGAAGCCGTTTTCCTGCATGACCTGCTTTGGATTTTGGCTTGGGGTCTTGCTGACCCTGCCGACCTGCCAATGGTACTTGGCCCCTATCCTCGGTCTTGCCTCATCTGCCACCGCAATAATCATTCGGGAATGGACCTTCAAATGACAGCCGACCAGTTCATCGTGGCCCAAAAGCATCGCAAGTACTGGGACCAGTACATCGCTTCCCTGACCATGCGACTGCCACCCGATGCGGTTGGTGAACTGCAAGCCATCTTGACCGCTCACGGACGACCGCCTACGAATTGGTGGTGCGCTGACTGCGTAAAATCGGCCCTCCAATACATTTACCTACAAGCGGACTTGTTCCTCGAAGTCAACCAAAACACCATAACCTACCCCCTAAATGCCCCTACCAATCCCGAACAATAACGAGTCAAGAGAAGGCTTCATCGGTCGCTGCATGAGCAACAACCAAACCAATGCGGAGTTCCCGGATACGGCTCAACGGCTTGCCGTTTGCGGCTCAACGTGGGAGAATCACAAAAGGCAGCAATTCGAGTCTTATTCGGACTACGGCCAAGAGATTCGGGCCAATGCCAAGCGAGGGATTGAACTGAACGAGCGGAACGGGAACAAGTGTGCGACGCAGACGGGCAAGGTCAGGGCGCAGCAGTTAGCCAGCGGGGAAGCAATTTCCCTTGAAACCATCAAGCGGATGCACTCCTACCTGTCCCGGGCAGAAACCTACTACGACAATGCAGACGATACATCGGACTGCGGTTACATCAGTTACCTCCTGTGGGGCGGTAAGTCGGCTCTCTCATGGTCAAGAAATAAACTCCGAGAACTTGGGGAACTCGAAGGCGAAGGATGACGAAGCCCAAGTGCAGGCTCGGATGGACTCGCTCATGATGGTGATAACCACCCTGTGCGACTGCATCGGAGCGGTGGACGATTCGAACTCACCGAATGCGTTTGCCGTGAAGATGAAGATAGTGGACAAGATTGACGAACTCATAGACAAAATCGAATACTGATGGGAACCAGCAAGGGCAACGGCAAGTATATTGAAACTCCTGAAAAGATGTGGGAGTACTTTGAAGCATACCGGGCAGGGGTCAAGAGCAACCCAAGGCTCAAGACGGTATTCCCCGGCAAGGATGCTATTCCCCAATACGAACCCTTAGAGCGTCCGCTGACCTTGGAAGGCTTTGAGAACTGGTGTGCGGATGCAGGTATCGTTCAGGACTTAGGGGATTATTTTGGGAATACAAGGGGCAACTACTCCGAGTATTCAGCCATCTGCTCGCGTATAAGGCGAACCATCCGTCAAGACCAAATCGAAGGGGGCATGGTCGGTCAGTACAACCCGTCCATCACTCAACGCCTCAACAACCTTGTGGAACGCCAAGAGAACACGGTCCACATCGAGCAACCCCTGTTTGGGGATGGACTTTAAGTACACGACCGCTATCAGCCGAATCCGTCGGATGACGGCCCGGAAGAAGGTCATCCAAGGCGGAACAAGTGCGGGCAAGACCCTCGCCATCCTTGCGGTCCTGATTGACATCGCAGCAAAGAACAAGACCGAGATATCGGTGGTTTCCGAATCCATCCCTCACCTACGAAGGGGTGCAATCAAGGACTTTGCGAAGGTCATGCAATGGACAGGCCGATGGGTCGCAGACCGATGGAACAAGACCCTCCTGACCTACAACTTCGCAAACGGCTCGGTCATCGAGTTCTTTTCGGCTGATTCCGAGGCAAGGCTCCGAGGGGCAAGGAGGCAGGTCGTCTACATCAACGAGGCCAACAACATCGACTTCGAGTCCTACTACCAGTTGGCAATCCGTACAAGCGAAGCCATCTACATCGATTTTAACCCGACGCATGAGTTCTGGGCGCATACCGAGGTCCTGCCCGAACAGGATGCAGAACTGATAATCCTAACCTACAACGACAACGAGGCTTTGCCCGACACGATTAGGAAAGACATCGAACTGAACCGCACCAAAGCCGAAACGTCTGCGTATTGGGCGAACTGGTGGAAGGTATATGGCCTTGGTCAAGTCGGGACGCTTCAGGGTGCGATATACGAGGACTTCGAGGTCGTTGAGGGTATCGATGTCAGCCGAGCGAAATTCGTCGCCCTTGGGCTTGACTGGGGCTTTAGCAACGACCCTACGGCCTTGGTCGCTATCTACCGCCAAGGGGACTGCCTGCTGATTCAGGAACTGCTGTACTCCACGGGCCTCACGAACCAAGACATCGCAGATAAGTTGCGGTCGCTGGGGATTACCCGGGCTTGGGAAATCGTTGCGGATTCAGCCGAACCCAAGAGCATCGAGGAAATCTATCGGTTAGGTTTCAACATCAAGCCAGCGGAGAAAGGTCCCGATTCGGTCAGGAACGGGATAGACATCCTGAAACGCTTTAAGTTGCAGGTTACCAAGGATAGCACCAACCTGATTAAAGAACTGCGCTCCTACACGTGGGCAACCGACAAAGAGGGCAAGAACACGGGTGTCCCCATTGATTCCTTCAACCACGCCTGCGATGCGATGCGGTATGTGGCACTCAACAAGTTAAGAGTAAGCAACTCAGGCAAGTACGTTGTGGTGTAACTTTGAGGCATGAACCCCGAACGCATCCTTGACCTGCTCATCGAAATCGGGAAGACGGTTGCAGCCGTTTTCTTCATCATCACCCTTCTAACCCTGCTGCTTCAATGAACAAACATTACAAATTTGAACTGCATTGCGAGGCTGGCGTTTACTACGCTAACTCGCTGCTTGGCCTAATCCTTCAAGTCATTAGGCATCGCTTTTGGCATTTGACGCATGATGGTGTTTGGATGGATTAGTATGAAAGTCGTTCACTATTACCACATCTACTGCGGTGGCAACTGGCAGTTAATCCTCAACCAACATATGATGGCCGTCTGCAACTATGGCCTCATCAATGTCTTGGACGAAATCCGTGTCGGCATCGTCGGTCCACCCGAACAACGCAAGGCGGTCAAGGAGGTGCTGGAAGGGTCAATGGTGGCCGATAAGGTCAAGGTCGTGGTAACCCGGACCAACGCTTGGGAGCAGGCGACGCTGACCGAGATGTACAAGGCCTCGCAGGAAGAGGAAGCCGTGTACCTGTACGCCCACACGAAGGGAGCAAGCGACCCGTCCCTCATCAACCAACTTTGGAATCGCAGCATGACCTTCTTCAACGTGGTTGCTTGGGAACGCTGCCTGCAACTGCTCGAAGGCGTGGATGCGGTGGGATGTCATTGGATTACAAAAGAACAATTCCCACACATGGCCGACCACAACAACCCCGACGGCTACCCCTACTTTGGCGGTACTTATTGGTGGGCCAAATCGTCCCACATCAAGGAACTGGGTGAGCCTGTACGGGACCACCGCTGGCAGGCCGAACATTGGATTGGCAAGAAGCCCGATACGAAGGTTCACGACACCAACCCCGGTTGGCCGGGTCCCGAAAAGTTTGTAATCACATTTTAACCATGAAAGACAAAGAACTGATTGCCATCCTCGACGAGTTAGACCTCAATGGTGCTGACTGGGAAGGAGGAACCGACAAAGCCAACGGCCACAACTACACAAGCACCTATGCCAAGTACTTGACCGAAATGCGAGCCGACCACATCAACTTCGTGGAGATAGGGGTCTGGCACGGAGGGTCCATGGCTATGTGGTGCAAATATCTTCCAAAGGCCAAATTCCTGTTCTATGACATTGCCAACCAAGTCAAGCCAAAGGCTGACAAGCACATTGACTGGACTCGTTCAAGGCTCCACATCGCATCGGCCTACACACCCGAATCCGTGCAAGTCGCAAGGGACTATTTTAAGAACGGCA